CCGTTTCAGTAGGCTGCCAAGCAAAACTACCAGTATGTTGGATTCCAGATAGGACCGATCCACCTTCCTGGTAGAACTGGCTAATGAATCGGACAAGTCCAAATGGCATGAGGTAGAAGTCCATCCCATGCTTCATAAAGTCTTGACCAACACGAAGGTTAATGAAGCTTAGTGCACCTTCGCCTTCATCAATATCTCCGTCAGTTCCGGTCTGATCTACCGCCCAGTGGTGAAGTCCTTCGATGTGGAGACTATTATAGTCATCATCATCATATATTAGAGCATCTTCTATGGTTTCAATAATACCAGTACGTAGTTCAAGCATTTGCTGAGCTTCGTAGTTATTAATGTTATCATATACATCACGGACGAATTTATTTAGTGGAGTCTGATCATAGAAGATTTTAAGCTCAGATTCCACTGGGGTATAGGTTACATTATCAGTCCAAGTTAACTGAGAACCAATTGCAATACGAGTAGCAGACCTACGCGCATTGGATCGATTCCATTTTAAGCTCAGTCCAGGTTGCTGACGAATTGGGAGGAAATCCAATAATCCACCACGCTTAGGAGCTTCATCCATTACTCCAGGAAGAAGTACAGATTGAGTTAACCTCTGTACCTCGGCAAGATTTAACCAATGTCCACCACTATCAGCCATGATTGGCCTCCATTATCGAGATTTCATTTTAGTAATTAAGTCGTTAGCTCGATCTAAGGAATTTTTCTCACTATTAGTACTAACTGGCGGAGTAGGGTTAATATCCAACCCCTTGTTAGTTATAGGATCAGGCACCGCAGATTTCATATGAGGAAGTGTTTCCTCAAGAGCCTTAAGTGCTTCGTCACCCAGTCCACTAACACGTTCTTCCGGTAGATTGTATTTAGTAATGAGATCAGTTCGCCTCCGAGCAATCATAGTATCCTCGGAAGTTTTAATACTCGCCTTAGCCTGATCAAGTTCACTCAACAGGGTAGCGTTAGTATTCTTAGATTGTTCTAACTCTGATTGGATCGTTTTAAGTACATCCCCTTGACCAGACAGTTCTCCCATTTGATTAGCAAATTGAGTGTTCGCTACCCGCAAATCTTCATTAGATTTGGTAAGATCAGCTACTTGCTCTGTTAATTTGGTAACTTCGGTTGAAACTGAGTCGGTAGGGCTTGTAGGTTCACCATCATTGGTAGTCATTACATCACCTTATCAGAATATATTTAGATTGTCAATATTAGGGCTGAAAACCATATTGAATAGATAATTCATCATGGATTTGCTTTGAGGTATCATTTATAAAACTCACCGGACCTTCACCCCAGAAGACTAATCTTGCATCCATTTCTGGATCAACTATACGTAACCTCCTCCTACGTTCCGAGAGAGTAGTTTGAAATTGAGATACAAGTTGAAGATCACCTTCTAAGCCAATAGTCTCCTTCTGGATCTCAGCACGTACATTTGCATCTGTGGTAGCGTAGAATTTTCTAATTAATATCTGCTCTTCAGGAATAAACTCTTCAAGAGTAATTTGCCAGAGGTTTTTATAAGGTCGAATATATTTTTCATAATCATTTCTACGGTGGATTTGTAATGGAGTATCCCATTTACGTATACGCTCAATAAACTCTTGACCCGCAGCATTTTCTATACCAGCTCTCCATTTAAAAAACCCATCCCAGTCTGTAACTACTTGACCAATTTCATCGTTAAAGAAAGTAAAATCTTCAGGATTCTTTCCAAAATAATATCCAACAATTTCCTCTAACCCATTTTGAATAGGAGCACGAGTATTATGCTCCTGAGCATACTTTACTCGATCATCAAAATCAATTGGTATATCTTTATAGCGATTTGATTCTTTTAAGTCCTCAATAAAGTTCTGGGTTTCTGTATTAAATTTACTATTATTAAACTCCCACTGACGACGATTAATATGATTTGGTCCTGGATTTTTCCAATTAATATCATTCTCTAGACGTAAGTCTTGTCGAAGAGTTTGCCTCTCTTCTACTTGACGCCAGAATGATTGCTGGGTTAGAAGAGTCTGACCTACAGCACTTTCTTGGAGGTGAGTAGTAAGTCCACGAAATTGATTACTCCCTTCAAGTTCATTAAGAGCATCTTTTAGCTCAGGTGGAAATGGGTAGAAGTCTCCTATAGAGTACCCCTGCTTCTTTGATTGATCATATTGCTCACTTGTAATAGGAACATAACGTAGAATAGTTTGTTTAACTGCCTCTCTATAGTCTGTAAGTTCTTGAGGCCGAAGTCGAAATACTCCAACTTGCTCAAACCATAATGAATCTATACTTGACTTACGTCTTCCTCTATCCCAAATAGCTTGTTCTTCTGGAGTAAAAGTTTCACCAAGACGTTTTTTATGTAGAAGTTCAAACCCTCTTATATTACCACCTTCTTCTTGCTGTTCAGCCACACGAAGTGCAGTTCTATAATCTTTAAATCCACTAGGCATAATTATTTCATCAATTTCACGAGCAAAAGCATTATCAGGATCAATTGCTATAATAGTCTCAGCTATTGTTGCAATCGGTGGAGGCATAATCTCCCCAACTTCCCAAATATTAGCACGATTTGCATACTTACTAGACATCCCTGCGGAGATTAAGGCATTAGGATAAAATCCATATTTACCTAATTGATCAAGAGTATTTGCTAATGCAGGAAGCTGATCATGAAATTCTGGGAAATCTCGATTTAAGGCAGAAAACATACCTCCCATACCTACTCCATTACGTAGAGGATTTACTTGAAGTGATGTTCCTGGAAGGTTAAAGTATCCACGATCAGTATCATTTTGATAATTACCCCATGCATGGAATAGTCCTGGATGCTGTCCTATAGTTTTAGGTAAGTAGTTAAGTCTATGGGCCTCATATGTCCAGAATGGGAAGATAAATTTCAACCCTGCATTAACTACATTATCCTCTCCATATACTGGGAAGTTTAAGTTATATTCCTGAACTGCACGATCATAAGATTGCTTACGCTTATCTACCCATGATGGTTGAAAGACTTCCTTAGCTATATCATCATTACGAATTCTTTCTGATAAATCATTTGCAGCTTGTTTAATTACATCAACAGAATCATCACTAATTAATAAATCTTTACTTTGACCTAAAGCAAGTAATTCTTCTCGTGCACCATTCCATTCTGCAAGTCTTGGACTACTATATTCAGTAACTGCTTTACTCACTTTCATTTTTCCAATTTGATCATCGTAGAGTTGACCTAATCGTTCCACTGAATAACCAAAACTATCAGCAGTTTCTCCTGGAGCTTGACTTGACACACGTTGAGCTTGAGCATGTACACGACCAATAAAATCAGTTCTAGGTCTCATCATCATAAGATGAGGAAGATATAATCCATTAGTAATACCATCAGGAGTTGATTGATATAAATATGAAACATCAGCAAGTATTAATGGTCTACTACTCACATCTCTAGCTCCTGGAAGAGACCTTGCATCTAGATCACCAGCTTGCTGTGCCATCTTACCAGCATTATCAGCTATCTTAACTTCTGATTCATCCCAAATTTGTGATCGACCAGTATGAAACCTCTCCCACCAATCACGTATTCTTGGATGATCTATATTAGGTTTTCCTCCACCTCTACTAATTTGAACCATAATACCTGTTTCTTTATTATCCCTCTCTCTTAACATACGTGCAGTAAATCTTTGAACATCTTCCCTAGCAGCTATAATTAATTCAATACGATCAAGATTAGTTTGAATTAATTCATCATATTGATTACGTACTAAGTCAGAAATATTATATCCTTTAGTACGCAAGTCATTTTTAAGTTTATCTACTATTATTTTAGCACTCTTTTGGCCTTCCTCCATAAGAGGAAACACAATATTATCCCAAATATGTTCCCATTGATCATTCTTTTTTCTTAAGTTAGTAAAGTCACGAGTATATGCTTGACCTGCTTTCATTTGCTGAGAGACTGCGTGTCCTGTATAGTCATTAAGTTCTTCTAATGTACGAATCTGAAATTCTAATGTATTAATATCATCTGCCGAAATATTAATAACATCACTTACCATAGTTCGCATATTTTCTAAAGCTACAGCACTTGAAGCAAAAGTCTGTTGCATAATATTTTCTTTCATAATTTGATCTAGACTATTATCAAGCAGCATTGGGAATAACCTACCTTCAATAGCAAGGTCGGTTAGATAATTTTGCATCTCAGGACCAACAGTAGTAAGATATTTACTAACTATCTCCTGTACTTTACCTGCATGTATATGACCTAAAGTGAAGGTATCTGTAAGAGAAGATAAACTATTAACATCCTGTAAAACACGACGTAAGGCTTCATCTGTAAACTGTTCAACTATCTCTGGTTTCATTGTATTACTACGTAAGAGTTGGTTTCTAAACTCACCTACTAAATCATTATTTATAACTCGATTTGCTATAGTAGTAGTTGCATCACCTTCAAACATCCAACGAGTAACTAGTTTATAAAGGATATTTGCATTCATCTCTAAGTTAACACCGGCACCAGTTTTAGTAAATAATTCTTCTGTAAGCTGAAAACCTTTTACAAATATATTAGCTTCACTTTTCATTATCCGTTTAAATCTATTCGCACTACCTTCTGCTCTTGCACTAACCATACGACCAGTAGTTTCTATTGGAGCAAGTTGAGTTACAAATGCATCTGCTTGAGAGAATAGAAGTGGAAGTTCCATTTGAGTTGATACACCTTGAAGTGCTTTAGACCCTTTATCTCGACCTGGATTAATGTTCATTAGCATACTTTTTACTACTGTTTCTAATAGGTTAAATGGTGAGTAAAAGGTAGACATTAGATACATTCGACTACCTACATAGGACACTTTATTCATTAACATAAAAGCGCCAGCTATATGACTAAGAGGTAATCTACTTGCTTTATTAGTCATTAAACTACCCATAACCATTGCAGTACGGCTACGATATTTTGATATGGGATTAAGCTGATTAGCTTCTGTTACTATCTTACGACGATTTAAAAATGCTGTAGTTATTTCTTTCCTACTATTTTGATTAAGTACAGAATTAAATGCAACTCTAGCATCTTCGCGTGAATCCTTAATAAAATCTTCTATAATTTTCCTACTTCTTGGAGTATCAGTAACCTCATATAACGAATGTATTGTATCAACAAATTGTTTTGTATTACTTTGATTAAGTGTTTCTAACATCCTAAATCTATGCATAATTACATCAGTATCGGATGCCAGTATATCAAAGACATCTATTTCATCAGAGAATATATTTGGTTGATCAAATGTAGTACCTAAATCAGCAGCTAACTTTCTAGCTTGGTTTGGATGCAATATAGGAACATCTAAAAGTATTCTTGATGCATTAGCCATTTCATTATTACTATCAGGATGAGCATTTAAGTGACTCAACCCTACACGCATATTTTCTTTAATACTACTTACACTCATTTGTTCATAAGGTACACCACGAGGTTCTGCAATATCATTATATTTTTTAAATATTTTAAGGTTATCAATTGAGTTCTTAGCAGCTATAGCTCCAGGAGTTCGTGTAATTAATCCAGCACCTTTCTGTATACCTATAAATGGAAGCTCCCAAGTTCTCATCCACGCTTTTTCCATAAGCATTACACTACGACCAAGTAGCGGTACACCTCTAAAAATATGCGGATACAAGCCAAAACCAATATAAGTAGTAGGATCACCAAGCATCTCAATTATAAATTTAGCAAATCCATTAGTATCAGTTGCATCAAATGCAGCACCATATGCTTGATACCCATTTAATCCATCTGCTTTATGCTTTTCAAATAAATCATTAAACTCCTCAGCACTTTTCTTATCAATACCAAAGAATTTATCTACTGCGGTATTACCAGCTGCCTCTGGATCAATAAATTGATTAGTACCAACAAGTCCACCTATACCACCAGCTTGTTGAAGTAAGGATGTTAACAATCCACCTTGGGGTTTATAGTAATGTTTTTCTAAAAAGTTCCAGGGTATACTTAAATACAGTCCTGGATTATCCCAAGGCTTTATTCCGTTTCTATGTTGTTCAAGTACTTTATCAAATTCTCCCTTATCAATATCAGCCATAACTGAATTTTGCCACGCAAGATACCTTAATTCTGCTGCGTCCATTTCAAGGACTTTATTAGGTACAAAATTATTAGCTTCATCTATAAACTCCTGGGCAAGAGATGAAGGAGTTCCAGCTAAAGCAAGACTTTCTCGAATATCTTCTATTGGATCAATTAAATTAGCTCCTCTAAGATCAATGAGTAAAGAAGCTAATGCTGTACTAGATAATCCACCTACACCAAAGATTGTACTTCTTCGAGTACTACCAAGTTGTTCTAATGATTCTTGAGCAGTTAATGGAGGCTTTTCTCTACGAAGTTTCTGTGCCCTTGTAACTCTAAAAGCATCTACAGCAACTTTTCTAGTAGCTGGATCTTTTAAATGACGCCCAAACATTTCTTCTAATTCTTCTATTGAATTAATTTGATTTGATTGGACGGCTACGGGAATAATTCCAGCAAAATCAGCTCTAAGACTAATTTGTCTAGTCTCTTGACTAATTTCAGCAATCTGCTGATTAATTTGATTCTTTAATTTTTCTTGAGCCTCTTCTTCAGGAGTAAGGGAGAAGAAAGTTCGTGGAACTAGATCGGATAAATTAAATTCATCATCTTCACGCTTTATTTGAGATGGAGTAAATTGCTTAAAAAATCTACCTATATCAACTCGTTTTTCTGCTTCAGGTATTGCTTGAAGTTGTTGTTGTAGACTCTCCTCTCTACCAAGTAGTTCAGCTTGTTGTTGTGATAGTTCTTGCTGAATTTGAGTCTGAAAAGCCTCAACTGTACCAGGTAATACAGGAGAAGGAGGTCGAGTAGTAGGTTGAGTCGGCTGAGTTGGTTGTGTCATTATCCTAACCTCTGTACCATTTGATCAAATGTTTGATCTTGTGGACTTGGACTACCTAAGATTTGAGCTTCCCTTGCATCTGCTGCTTGTATTAATAATCTCTCAGCCTCACCATTATTAAGTAAATGTGCTTGATCTGCAAGGCGTCTAAATTCACTAATCTCTTTAATAGCCATTGCCATCTCAGAGCGCATGGAGTCCTCTGAATCAACCCTAGCCTTTTCCTCAAATGGATCTCTTACCTCTGGGAACATTGATCGAATAAGTGTCTCTTCGCTTAGTTTAAACTCAGGGTTAATAATCTTAGCAGCATTGGCCCGTTGGAGGAAATCACCTGGAATTTCAATATCATAATTATAATCTAAGCTTACATCACTTGGAAGATTTAAAGGTAGCTCTTGCGTACCAATAGGCTGACTTCTACGAATATGTTCATGAGTATTTTTTGTAGCAAGTTCACCCATTCCTATAGTTAATCCAGTTTGAAAAGGTTCCAGAATTTGTTTAGTACTTGCAGTAGCTTGAGACATAGCAAATACTCCTATATCTCCACCTTCACCAAAACTACTATCACTAAATTGTGCTCTACTTATTTGATTTCTAAGATCAAATTGATGTGTTCGGAGGTCCACTGGTATAGGCTGCGCTCCTACTGAAAAAATTTCTTCTTGTAATCCAATAGAGTATACTTGCCCTCTCTTAGTGACATTCTCAGGAGTCAAGTATCCACTGCCACCATCGACTCGCTCTATCCATTTAGGGTTCGCACTATCACGAAGCAATTGCTGGATATATGTGAGCATCTTATTATAGTTATGCTGTAAATCCATAGCAGATTCTACAATACTCTGTCCAACTTCTTCCCGCCATTTTTCATCTACCAAGCTACCATCATCTGGTAATCCACCTGCTGGGTTGCAATATACTGGGATATGAACAAATCCAGTTTCACCCATAGGTCTAACTACCTGTTGATCTGCATAGACGGCAAAGAAAGCTCCGAAGAAGGTTTGTACCCAGAGTGATCTTACCCAGACTTTTTCACCTAATTGAGTTGGTATAATCCAACCTTCACTAAGAGCTTTTATTACAAACTGCTCCCGAGATAGCTGATACTTCCTACCCAATTCTACCATATTTCCATTACCATCATAGTGTGGATAGACAGTAATTGGGTTCCAAGCTTGAATATTCCATTCACGTCCTGGAGTTGATGCAAGTGCAATCCAGCCTGTAACTAAAAACATTCGGATAGCATAATTTAAAGCTGAGCCATAGAGATTATTCCTACCCCTACGAATACTTTGACTTACTTGCCTAGTAACCATAGACTCAAGAGCACTTACAGATTGAACCTCAACCTCACTTAATCCACTAGTATCAGCAGCAAAAGACCAAGTCTTAGGTGTAAGTAGCCAACTAGCCATGTTGAATGAAGTTCGTGGATCGTTTCCAATCACACTCTCCATTCCATCCTGGGCTAAGTTATTTACCAACCGGATTAGATTATACCAGTGTTCTGATTTCTTCTTTCTACCCGCCCATTGGCGTTGAAGTTGATCCACTCTCTTAGGTATATCAGTTATGTTTTGTAAAGTCATTTAACTCCTATTGATCCCATGAAGTAAATCCAGAACTACCCTTAGCTCCCCTTCTCCCAGGTATACCATTTGACATACCGACTAGAGATAGACCCCAAGCATCATGACGATCATCAAATGAATTGGTGAAGTATTCGTGATCAGGATCATGACGGAAAGCTCTGATCTGTCTTAGGGTTTCAGTATCTGGTATCTCACATTCACGAAGATGTCGATTAATTTCATCCATCATAAACTCTTTAGTTCGTTTCGTCGTCATCCACCCATAGCGCATACTTACTTTACCATTCTCTACATCACGACGTAAATAGATTCTAGGATATTTATTTTTAATCGAATCTATATATGCAATCCCATGACTATTAGCCTCTGGAATAATCATGCAAGTGTTGTAGTAATGGGCAAGTTCCATAGTACGTCTACCCATATGATCAGGTTCTATTAACCCACCAAGAAGTGCTACTTGCTTTGGTACAGGTGTAAACCTACCATCTATCACCATACCCTGATCAATGCGAGTAACACAAGCTACTGACTCAGTTTGTCGAGCTTGACCTGGATCAACTCCCATGATGTACATACCATATGGCTCAGGCTCTTCCCAGATCTGTGCACCTTCCCAAGTAGTCTTAGGTTTCATGGTCTTACGACTAAGTGGAGTAGTTAAGCCTACATCATAGTACGGCATACCTGATGTTAGAAAACACGTCTCAAGGCTCTCGATATACTCTTGATAGAACATATCCCCAAGAGAGTCTATTTTAAACCTACGCCAACGAATTTGATCTTTGGTTAGATTATTTTGCTTAGCCAAAGCCTGTTCTTCAGGATTATAATTAAAATCTTGAAAATAATCTCTACCCTCACAAAGAGGATCATTTTCTTCAATAAAGTAATCTGGCTCTTCCCACCAGTATATTATAACTAAATGCCAAGTACTTTCACCCTTTGATATTTTATCAATCTCTTCATAAAAGAAACCTTCATCTCCGTTAGGTGTAGATTCTAAAATAATAGTACCAGTCAGCGGTACACCTTCTATAGATGGTTTTAATACACGATCAATATGCTCATCCTTCCAGAAGGCCACTTCACTGGCTAGTAAGTTATGTACAGTATCTCCTCTACCAAACACTTGACTTTGGGCTGTACCTATGAAGATAGTTCCACCAGTAATAAATTTCTTATATTTAGAACTATCACCCTGTAAAGTAGGTTTAAGTT